CAAGCTTTAGGTCCAGATGTGATGAGACAATATGTAAATGTAGATGAAGCAGTCAAACGATTAGCAACATCTATAGGTATCGAGACTACTAACCTTGTCAAGACACAAGAGGAGATAGCAGCAGAGATGCAACAAATGCAGCAGCAACAATTGATACAACACCTCGGACCTGCTGCTCTTGGATCTCCATTACTTGATCCTAAAAATAATGCACAAGCACAACAACTAACGGAGGAAGCTAATGCCAACGAAGAAGTCTGATCCTAAATCAAAGACACCTGATACAGAGCCAGCAAAGGCTATTGTTAGTAAATTAGGTGTTAATGATGAGCCGACCCCTACAAAGCCAACAGTGGTCGAAACTAAAAATGGTAATACAATTACTTATAACTAATAAAATTTTATGACTTCATCCCAGGTAAATGTCACAGAGACACCACCAATGTCTCAACAAGATTTAGAAACTCTTGCAAAAAATGAAACTGATGATAACGGCCTTATTCTTGGTAAGTTTAAATCAGTAGAAGACTTAGCTGCCAGTTATAAAGAACTGGAGGGCAAGCTTGGAACAGTAACAGAAGAAGAACAACCTCAAACAGAAGAAGAACAACCCGAAACTAATAACACTGAATTTAATGCAGAAGAGTTGTATGGTGATGGTCTTGCTTCGGTACTAGAAGAAGTTGGTATTGATCCACAAGAAATCTCTAACAGATTTCAAGAATCAGGTGAAATAACTGAAGATGATTACACCAAGTTAGGAGAAGCAGGTTTTTCAAAACAAGTAATTGATACCTACCTTGATGGAATAAGAGGTAGTGCAACTGCTGATGATATTGCCACGACACAAATACAAGGCATTAAAGATTCTATTGGTGGTGATGAAAACTACGGTAAGATGGTTTCATGGGCCATAGAAAATCTACCTGCTAATGAAGTAAAAGAGTTTAATTCTTTAACTGAAACAGCAAATGCAACAGCAATTAAATTTGCAGTACAAGGTCTTTATTCTCAATACAATAACGCTATGGGTGTCGAACCAAACTTAGTATCAGGCAAGGCTTCATCAAGTGGACCTACACCTTACAGATCTACAGCAGAAGTAGTTACTGCTATGTCAGATCCTCGCTATGGTAAAGATGTTACCTACACCGAAGATGTCCAAAGACGTTTAGGTGGTAGTGATGTATTCAGTTAATTATGGCTAACACACCTACTAATCCCAAGCTTTATGCAAGGGTAAAGTCAGAAGCAAAGCAGAAGTTTAGGGTCTATCCTTCTGCTTATGCTAATGCTTGGTTGGTTAGAACTTATAAAAAACGTGGTGGAGGTTATCGTAAATCTTAATTATGCCCTTATCTAAAAAACAAAAACAATTAGACAAAACTGGTGATGGTAAAATTACTAGAGAAGATCTTATGATCTTACGTTCTAAGAAAAAGAAAAATGGCAAAGCTAAGTCTTAGTCAGATTAATACTCTGAAGAAACATTCAGTTCATCATTCCAAAAAACATATGGACATGATGAAAAAGCTTATGCGTGAAGGAGCATCATTTAAATCTGCTCACAATAAAGCACAAAAACAAATAGGCAAATGAGTCTTAAAAGATGGTTTGATGAAAAGTGGGTAGATGTTAAAACAGGTAAAGACTGTGGTAGAGGAAAGGATGAGAAAGGTAGACCTTACCCTGCTTGCAGACCTAGTAAAAGAGTTAGTAGTAAAACACCAAAGACGACAGGTGAAATGAGTAGTAAAGAGAAAGCTAGATTTAAATCAGAGAAGACCAGCAGTAAAAGAATTTCTTACAATCATAAAAGGAGAAAAGGACGAAAGAGTTTAAAGATTGCATAAACGTGTTACATTTTAAATAACTACTTATCTTTCCTTAATGTCGAAGGGAGTATCTCTTACCAAGAAAGACAAAGATCCCACAGGGGGTCTTACTGCTTCTGGTCGTAGGAAATATAACCGAGCAACAGGTGGAAACTTGCAAGCCCCTGTTACTAAAAAGACAGGTCTTTCACTCAGGCAAAAAGCCAGAAGAAAATCTTTCTGTGCAAGGATGTCTAAAGTAAAAGGACCGTTAAAGAAAGATGGTGAGTTGACACGCAAAGCTCTTGCATTACGCAAGTGGAATTGCGGTTCAGTATAAACTTAACAAAACGAAAATCTTAATATCAAAAGTGCCTGATGCGTCAGATACCACTTGAGAGAACAGACAATAGTGAAGTTAGTTTCTCAATTTTTTAAATCAATCCAAAGGAGTTTAAATTATGGCTAACGCCACAGTTTCACGCCTGGGACTTGTCGATAATTCAGGAACAGGCTTTGACGCACTGTTTTTGAAAGTGTTTTCAGGAGAAGTTCTTACAGCATTTGCTCGTAATAACATCTTCAATGAAGCATTACACTCTGTTCGTACAATAACCTCAGGTAAATCAGCACAGTTCCCTGTAACAGGAACAGCAACTGCTGCTTATCACACACCAGGTAACCCATTAGTTGGTGCTAACCAAATCAGAGCAGGTGAAAGAGTTATTTCTATTGATGATCTACTTATTTCACAGGCATTTGTAAGTAACCTAGAAGAGCTGAAGAACCATTACGATGTAAGGGCAACTTACGCTGATGAATTAGGTAAGGCTTTAGCTAAAACGTATGATGAAAACGTTGCCAAGGTAATCGCAAATGCTTCAAGAGCATCTTCAACAATTACTGGCCCTGCTGGTGGACTTACCTTAACTCTTGGTTCTGGTAATACAGCTTCAGCAAACGTATCAGGTGATGAGATAGCAGCAGCTATCTATGACATTGCACAGACATTTGACGAGAGAGACATCCCTCCAACAGATCGTTTCTGTGTATTACCACCTGCTGAGTACTACAAACTTGCTGAGTCTGCTACAAGAACTGTAGATGTTGACTTTAACCCAGGTGGAGGTAATGGTTCGTTTGCTTCTGGTAATGTACAGCAAATAGCTGGAATACCAATTCTGAAGTCTAATAACATACCTCAGTCAAACGTTTCAGGTGAAGTGTCTGGAACAAATAACAGCTATGCTGGTGACGATAGTAAAACTATTGGTCTTGTCTTCCATAAGTCTGCTGTGGGAACAGTTAAACTAATGGATATGACAACTGAGATCAGTGGTCAGGACTACGGTATCATGTATCAAGGTACATTGATGGTTGCTAAATATGCTCTAGGTCACGGAATTCTTCGTCCTGAGTGTGCAGCAGCAATCAAGCTATCTGCTTCTTAATTTCAATTTATAGGGTATCTTATTATTAGATACCCTTTTTTTTATAGCTATGTATTCATCAAAGAAAAAGAAAAAAGGTGGAAGAGACTCTCTCAAAATTAAAAAGAAGGGATATTAATTATGTTTAAAAAATTAAAAGAAAAGCAAATTCAACTTCTTAAAACAAAAAAAGAAACTGGCATGGCTTCAAAAAAAGATTTAGAAAAACTTGAAAAACTCTTAGGAAAACAAGGATCAAGAAAAGACCTTAAAATTAAATAGGATTTAATTATGACTGTTGCTGCAACCACTGAACTAGAAAGTGTCAACATTATGTTGGCTGCTATAGGAGAGTCTCCTATAAACAGTCTTACAGGTACTCTTCCTGTTGATGCTCGTCTTGCTCAATCAACTCTTGCTGAAGTAAACAAAGATGTACAGAACGAAGGTTGGAGTTTTAATACAGAAATAGATGTTACTTTGACTAGAGATGGTACTACTAAACAAATAGCTTTACCGACTGATATTTTAAGAATAGATGCCAATATTCATCAACATCCAAATGTTGATCCTATTCAACGTGGATTAAAAATGTATGACAGATTAAATAATAAATTTGAATTTGATGATGATCTTATCTGCACTGCTGTTTACTTCCGAACATTTGATGAGATACCAGAACCTGCAAGAAGATATATAACAATCAAAGCTGCTCGTATCTTTGTTGATAGATTAGTTAGTGATGATGGGTTAAGAACTTACACACAACAAGACGAAACCAGAGCAAGAGCAGTACTTATGGAAACTGATTTAAGTAATGCTGATCATAACGTCTTAAGAGGTGATCCATCTTTAACAAGTGTCTTTGATACTTATTCACCTGCAAACGCACTCATTAGGTAATTATGGCTGTAGTATCAAGAGCAATCCCTACATTACTTAGAGGAGTCTCACAAGCTTCTGATTCAACTAAACAAGCTGATCATGCAGATATACAAGACAATGCTAATAGCGATCCTGTATTAGGTCTCGCAAAGCGTTCTGGTACACAGTTTGTAACCAATTTAATTAGTGGTGAAACTACTATCGGTAATCCTCATATAGCAACTATCAACAGAGATATTACAGAAAGATATACTGTTATTTTTACAACTAATAATGTAAGAGTATTTGAATTAGATGGTACAGAAAAGACTGTAAATAAACCTGATGGTGTTAGTTATTTATCTTGCACTACTCCCAGATCCCAGATTAAAACTATAACTATTGCAGACTTTACTTTTGTTGTTAATACAACTATTTCTACTGCAACGGATTCGACCTTATCAGCAGGTAGCGAAACACAAGCAATAGTCTTCTTTAACCAAGTTACAGACAACACTACTTATACAGTTACAGTTGATGGGGTGACAGTAAACAAAGACACCTCATCAGATAACCCCCTTAGTACAGCTACTGTTGCAACAGCAATAAAGAGTGGTCTTGATTCTGGTCTTAGTGGTTTTACTATTGCTCGTAATGGTCCTGTATTACATATCAAGA